ATGGAACTGTTCGTCATTTCTTCAAAACTCCCTTTGCGTAAACGCATTAAACTGGTCATCCCGCTTTTTAAAGGTGTTATGACCATCCTCTGTGGTTACAACTGGTCGCTTAAGTTCAGGCCTGTCGGGAAAGCGCAGGCCGACGGATTAAGCTTTGACGTCTATCAGGACGACGTTACATCGCAAGATGCGCTTATCGTCCTGGTCGATAGCAAACGAACTATGCTGCCTGATTAATTATCAAACCGTTAAACCTCCCTTTAATGGGTTTAACGCTACTGCGTTTTGCAGGTAATCAGGCGCAAGGTGCGCATAGGCCATCGTCTGCTGAATGCTCGCGTGCCCGAGAATCTGCTGCAGCGCAATAATATTGCCCCCGTTCATCATGAAATGGCTTGCGAAGGTATGGCGCAGGATGTGTGTTGCCTGATTGGGTGGAATATCAGGTTTCACTCTGCGTAAAATCCCGCAAAACTTCTCATAGTCAACCTTGAACAATTTAGCGCTGGCCTCCTCTTTAACTTTCTTCTCCAGTTCCTCGGAAATCGGCACAGTTCGCTTTTTGCCGTTTTTTGTTTTCAAAAAGGTAACCCTGCAGCTTGTTATCTGCGCTGGTTTCAGCGTGGCAACTTCCGTCCATCTTCCGCCAGTGCTCAGGCACAAAAGCGCGACCAGCAAGTCATCACCAACCAAAACGCTTAACAGCTTCTCAATTTCTGACTTATCCAGAAATGTCATTTCCGGGTTGGCCTCCGCCAGCGGCGGCAGTCCATGAATCGGATGTTGCCCGGAATACTCATCCAACTGGATTAGCTTGGTGAACATGCCAGATAAACGGTACATGTCACGATTTATCGTCGCTGCGCTGATGCCATCGCGTAGACGAACAGAGCGGTAATCCATAAGACTTTTTTTATTCAATCTGCTGACCGGCATATCACCCAATCCGCTGATGGTTTTGCGCAAATGCCCTCGCTCTTTTTCTCCGTGTTCGTGATTCTGGCCGTGATACTTCCACCATGCCTCTAATAGTTCTGACAGGGTGCGGCGGTCTGTTCGCTGGCCTGCCCATTCTTTCTGGCTGGCGTTGGCGATTGTGTACCGCTCAAATGCTACAGCCTCAGCTTTTCTTTCAAACTTCCTGCGGATGCGTTTTCCGTCGCGGCCGCGAGGTCTAATGTCCACTTCATAGCGACCATCATCGAGCTTCTTAATTGGCATAAGAAAGCCCTCCGGCGCTGTACTCACCATCTTGGTAACAAATGGTGAAAATGTAATGTTTGTAGAGTGTTAACCAGTCTGTTTCTCGGAGTGGTCTGATTCTGTTGATTCTTGCCCAATGTGTGCGAAAGCCGGTGCTATCTGACCAGCTTGCGGGGCTGTCTCATCGGTCATTATCCAGAGCGTATATTTTTTGAATAACGGCGTATTCACTATCTGCGTAACGATTTGGATCCCCGGTTCTCGATGTTCACCTTCATAGTTTTTTAGAGTGCTTATTGCCAACCCTGTTAGCTCGCAAAACTTTGCTTGAGTAAGCCCTTCCGCCTTTCTAATTGCGCGGAGCTTCTGAGACATTTTCATTTGACATGATTCCCAATTGCAGACTATATTCCCTCAAAAGGTGTGCAGATGAGAACCTTTTAAGGCGCGTAAACCAGTCCCCAAAAGGACAGGGGCGACTTAGAAGGGACTGGATCTAACAAGGGTAACACGAAAGCAAAAAGGGGCTAACCAATGGAAGCCAATGATTATGTGATTCAGTACCCGCTTGACGCGGTGCATACGGTGAAGTTTGCCGAGTTGCTTGGTAAGCCAGAATCGGCAGTTACCAAGATGGTCAAAGAGAATAAATTGCCAGTTATCGAGCTTCGGGATCCAAGTAAGCCGAATGCTCGCGCCGGTGAAAAGTGGGTTTTCATCCCGGAATTTAATCGCGCAGTTCGTGAGGCGTTCTACAACCGACCGGTAGAACAGCGTGACGCGTGGCTGCTTTGGATGGGGCTTTGATTATGAATGAGCCTCGTTGCATTGCTCAGTTATTGCGTAACGAGAGTCCGAGGGCGATGGATTTCACTATTACCCACGGCAGAGGGCGCAAGGGCATCATCATCCGCACCAAAAAACAGAGCGTTATTAGCGCCGTTTTTGCTTTTCTGAAATCCCGGAGGTTCTGGAAATGCCTGTGATGACACTTGGTATCGTGGAGAAACAGCCTGCAGCTCTGCGCGGTCTGATTGGTAAATATCTGGCCGCGCCTCGCTGGCAAGATAGTTGCGATTTTTACAATCAGATGATGGAACGTGAGCGCCTGACCGTTTGTTTTCATGCTCAGTTAAAGCAGCGTCACGCGACGATGCGTTTTGAAGAAATGAACGATGTAGACCGTGAGCGATTAGTTTGCGCTATTGATGAGTTGCGTGCTGCATTTTGCAGACGTCGACAGGTTGGCGCGAGCGAGTATGCGTATATTAGTTTTTTGACGGTCAGCCAGCGCCGCACTTTGTTTATGCATGCCGGATTAACTGAAAAAGAATTTAATCAGCCTTACTGGCGTATTAATGAAGATTCCTGTTATTGGCGTGATGCTTTATTTCGTGCCTTGCGGGAGCTTTTTAATTTATTTGAGTATGCACCAACAATATTAACCTCGGTAAAGCCTGAGCAATATCTGCATTAAATAAACAACCGCAGTTTTTTACGCACTTAATTGTGCGGGGCTTCTTTTTGTCTGGAGAAAGTCATGCATACAGTAACAGGAAAGCAGCGCAGTAACTTCTCATTAATGCTGCAACAGGCGCGAGCCGAAGCGCAGGCAGATGCGGCGACGCGCTTTTCCTCTCATCTGGATAGTTTAATCCGTCATATAGCTGGCGCTGAGTTATCGCGTGTGGAGATAGTCGAGTTACTCAGTCAGGAATCCATCAAGTTTCATAATATCGGCCTTTCTCGTGGGGAGTCTATTTAATGTCTCTGATGCAATCCGTATTACTTAATAACTGGCTAAAGATTGCGGTTATGAAAAACGGTGAATTATCGCTTGCTGACATTAAGCGCGATAAAGAAACCGGAGCGATGACGGAATCAACAATCGCTATTTATTCGAGTGAATTAAACCTCCTGACGGATGTGGTCAATTTGCTTGTGAAATGCGCCGTTTTTCATAAGCAAATCACCACCGTAGATGAATTATCAAAATTAACTATCGAGCTAACCGGTTACTGCGCCGGTGAGTTTAAAAAACTGAACAGAGAGAGGAGCTAAATCAATGCCGGATTATATGGATCACATTCAGGAGCGACAGACGGAATCACTGACTCGCCAGATTAACGCCGCTCGGGTGAAACCGTGCGGCGCTGCTGCATTGGTTTGCGAAGAATGTGACGCACCAATCCCTGCCGACCGCCGTGCGGCATATCCGTCGGCGACACGCTGTGTCTACTGTCAGTCAGCGCTTGAGTCAAAAGCTAAACACTTTCGGGGGCAGGCATGAGCATTCGTATCGAGATTGGTGAGCGCAATGTCGTCACAAGTGACCGTTTTCAGTTCATTTTGCAGGAGAAAAAGACCGCCGAAACAGGGAAGAATGCCGGTAAAGAGTGGCTGGATGTTGTCGGCTATTACCCCAAATTAAATCAGCTCGTTTCCGGTCTGATTCATCACGATATTTTGAGCGGCAGCGCTGTCTCTTTTGAAGCGTTGAGCACTCAGGTTGAACTGCTAGGTAAGCAGTGTTTACGGGCTTTTGACACAAATGGCCGTTGATATTCGGGGGCGTTCTGCCCCTACACCGCCACCACCATTTGCAAAAGGCACCGGCAAAGAGTTTACCGGTGTTTACTCATGGAACGCACCGCGTGAGGCAATTGGGCGCGAGAGACCACTTACACGTGACGAGCTGCGTCAGGTGCAAGGCGTTTTATCCAAAATTGACCGCCTGCCTTACTTTTTAAGTTCTCTGTTTGCCTCGCGTTATGAATATATCAGGCGTAACAAAAGTCCTGTGCATGGGCTGTATTTCCTCAAGTCGACATTTCTGCGCCGGTTGTGGCCGCGCATTGAGCGGGTTAATCAGCGTAACGAAATGAATAGGGAGGCGTCGCTGCTGTTTCTTGCTGAAAGCGAGAATTACGCGCGCCTGCCGGGGATGAACGATAAAGAGCTGAAAAAATTTGCGTCTCGTATCGCCTCGCAGCTTTTCATCATGTACGAGGAGTTAAGCGACGCATGGGCTGAGGCGCACGGTGGCAAAGAGTCGCTTTTTACTGATGAGGCTCAGGCGCACCTGTACGGTCATGTTGCTGGCGCAGCTCGGGCTTTTAATGTTGCCCCGCTTTTCTGGAAGAAATACCGCAAAGGCCAGATGACAATCCGACAGGCATTTTCCGCCGTAGCTCGCCTGATTAACGATGAATGGTGGACTAACCAGCTCAAGGCGCAGCGCATGCGCTGGCATGAAGCGCTGCTGATTGCTGCAGGCGAGGTGAATAAAGACCGCTCGCCGTATGCCAGTAAAAATGCCGTCCGTGATGTACATGCACGCCGTCTGGCAAATCTTGAATACCTGAAATCCTGCGAGCTGGAAAACAAAGTTACCGGCGAACGTATCGACCTTATCAGCAAAGTGATGGGAAGTATTTCCAATCCTGAAATTCGCCGCATGGAGCTGATGAACACCATCGCGGGGATTGAGCGTTATGCCGCTGCTGAGGGTGATGTCGGTATGTTTATCACGCTGACTGCACCGTCGAAGTATCACCCGACACGTCAGGTCGGAAAGGCTAAAGATAAGACTGTACAGCTCAATCATGGCTGGAATGGTGAGGCTTACACCCCGAAGGATGCACAGCGTTACCTTTGCCGTATCTGGAGCCTGATGCGTACCGCTTTCAAAGATAATGATTTGCAGGTTTACGGTATGCGTGTTGTCGAACCGCACCACGACGGGACGCCGCACTGGCACATGATGTTGTTTTGCAAGCGCCAGCAGCGCAAAGAAATCACCGAAATTATGAGTCGTTATGCTCTCAAAGAGGATGGCGACGAGCGCGGTGCAGCTCGCAACCGCTTTCAGGCTAAACACCTGAACAAAGGCGGTGCGGCCGGGTACATCGCGAAATACATCGCCAAAAATATCGACGGTTACGCACTTGATGGCGAGCTCGATAAAGATACCGGCAAGCCGCTCAAAGATACCGCCGCCGCTGTTACTGCATGGGCGTCAACGTGGCGAATACCTCAGTTTAAGCCGATTGGCCTGCCGACGATGGGGGCTTACCGTGAGCTGCGCAAGCTGCCTAGCGGGGTAAGTATTGCTGATGAGTTTGACGAGCGTGTCGAAGCAACACGCGCCGCGGCTGATGGCGGTGATTTCGACCTGTATATCACCGCTCAGGGCGGCGCAAATGTCCCGCGCGACGGCCAGACCGTCAGGGTCGCCCGTAGCGTCAGTGATGAGGTTAATGACTACGAGGAAGATATCGAGAGGGTGGTCGGTATTTACGCGCCTCACCTCGGCGCGCGTCACGTTCACATTACCCGGTCATCAGAATGGCGCATCGTTCCAAAGGTTTTGGCCGTTGAGCCTTTGACCTTAAAAAGCGGCATCGCCGCGCCTCGGAGTCCTGTCAATAACTGTGGAAAGCTCACCGGCGGTGACGTTCCGGTTATGACCCCTACACCGTCTGAGCATGCCGCAGCGGTGCTAAATCTTGTTGATGACGGGGTTATCGCATGGGATGACCCCGAAGTCGTGACGGCGCTCAAGGGCGCACTAAAACACGACGCGCGGCAGCAAAATCGCCAGCAAAGAAGCGGAGAGCCATTAAAACCGCATGACGTTGCCCCATCAGGCAGGCTGACTAAATCCGAACGCGCGCAAATACCGCGTATCCGCTTTGACCTTGCGCAGCATGGCATCACCCCGAAGCGCTGGGAGCTTGAGGCGCTGGCGCGTGGTGCGACCGTGACATACGACGGGCAGAGATTCACATATCCGGTCGCTGATGAGTGGCCGGGGTTTACTGGTATATCTGAATGGGGGTAATTGTGAGAAAAATCTGTGTGATTGTTGGGTGGATTGCTGGGCTGTGGCTTTTCTTTCTGCTTCTTGGTTGGGCGGGTGAACAAGACCGCAAAGACTGTGAGGAGCGGATAGCAACAGAGCTGAAAACCACGGCTGTTTTTATAAACAATAAGTGCATGGTGAAGGGGTATGGTCGCTTTGACGGGAGGTGACCTATCTGACCCGAGCAAACGCCGCCGGTGCTGAAACTTGCTTTCAGTGCTGGCGGGGTTGAACAACGAGCCCCGCGAGGCGTTAGCCTGCCTCCTAGAGACCGACCCCAACCGGCACCATTAAAGCCGGTTTTTTTATGCCAATTCTCCGCGAATTTCCCGTTTTTAAGCCGTGCATGCAACAGGTGCATGGTTTTGCATGCGCCGTGGTTGCCCGTTCTGGCCGTGCGCCGCCAGAGCTGGCGCGGATCCAGAGTGGTCATGCAACTGCATTAAAACCGACCCATAAAGCGGGCAGGCGTGGCGGGGAAAGCATTGCGCGACAGCGGTGGTGAGTAATAATAAAAATTATCGTCTGAGCGCGTCGTGATGGCGCTGTCGTGGTTGCGGTCGGCTCGTTGGTGGTCTGGTGTGGTCGTGCGCGTGTGGCGCATCTGAGGCGTGATGGTGGCGGGGTATGAAAAAGCCGCCATGCTGGCGGCTTGAGGGGGATTATTCCGGGTTGTCGAGGGTGTACTCTTTGAACCTGATGACCTCCATGCCGAGCCAGTCGTTTACCTCCCTGAACCTGTCCTGTAGCGGCGACAGCTCGTTACGCACAAATACCTTTGCCACTTTCTCAACGTCACCGAGTGAGCCGATATTCTCGGGCTTGCCGCCCATGAGCTGGAACGGTACGCGGTGCGCGTCCATCAGGTCGGCGGCACTGGCTTTCTTGATGTTGAAAAAGTCATCTTTAGTGGCGACCTCGCTCAGTGGCACGATTTTAATGCCGTCCGGTTTCCCACCGGGAGCATAGAAAAACAGGTTCTTGAAGTTGCCGAGCCCTTTCGAGTTGCGCATCGCCTCGCGCAGCGATTCGACGTCGGTCGCACTCTGCGCCGGGTCGGTCACATACATGATGTAACCTGCGTGCGCGCCGTTCTGGTAATACTTGCGGCGGAACAGCGTCGCGGATTCATTCAGCCAGGCGGAATTAAGCGCGCTGAGGTATTCGGGCAGGCCGTAAATTTCCTGATTAATATCGGGCTCCAGCAGGTGAAACACGGTATCAGGCGCGAACTCATGCGGTAGAGTGAAGTTTTCCACAAACCAGAAAATCGAATCGTCGACCCCACGCCGGGTGTATTTGGCTGGTGAGGCCAGCAGCTTAATTAACTGACCGGTGACGCTGTGGCGCTGCTCAAGAAAGGCGTTGCCGAATACCAGATAGTCGAGCGCAAAGCGGCTGAAATCCTGACGGGACAACAGCGGGTGCGGAATGTAGGTGCTCGCGAGCACGTTGCGCTTAACGTAAATCGGTGAGCTGTGATGTACAGCAGAGCGCAGGCTCTTTGCCAGCCCGGAGAAGCTGACCGGCGGCTCGTACCATTTGCCGTTACTGATGCACTCGACGTAATCCAGAATGTCGCGCTTATCGAGTACCGGCACCGGCTCGCCGAAGGTGAACGCCTCCATTTTTTGCGGGACGCTGGCGCTCATGGCGACTGCTTTGCGTGGCTTGCGCTTGCTCATGCTGCCACCTCACCCGCTGCAACAGCGAAAGACCAGTCGCAGCCAAACAGCAGACGATAATCATCGTCGCTGTATTCGCGTTTAATTTCCTCAGGCGCAAAGAGATTGCACCCGCGCTGGCATGCTGCATCCAGAGTGACCGACTGACGCCAGACACCATCAGTGCAAAATACGCTGTCGCCGGTATTGATTAGCGGTGACGGTCGGCGCTTGCGGGTTGTGCCGTTCCACACCCTGAATGCTGCGTAGCTGTCTGATGGTGTGGTGAACATCGTCAGATTGTGGCGTTTATGGCAGGCGATAGCCGCCGCGACTTTTGCGGCTCTTAGCGGGTTACTGAACCAACCGAACTCATCAAGGTAGACATTACCCGCCAGCGCGGCGCAGTGGGATTCCTCGCCGACAAAGCTGATAACCGCCCCGCCGTCGAGCTGCAGGCTGTGGCCGTTGCTTATCAGGCGGACGCCGACGCGCGCCGAAATGTTGTTCATGTACATCAGCGCCACGCGCGCATGTTCAATGGTGTGAGCAAACCAGACCTGATTATCGCCCGTTGTCAGCGCATCGAGCAGCGCCTCGCGACTAAAGAGCTGCGTTGCGCCAATCTGACGCGATTTGGTGATGCTGCGGTCGATATTGAGTTTCCCGACACGCAACCATGTTGCCTGATAGTCAAAGCTGTCATTGTGCAGAATATCGGCCATTGCTTGAATCTGGCTTTGTGAGAAAACGTTATTTTTCATTAATTAAACTCCAGAATAGATTTAGGCTGCATGCCGCTACCGGCGGAAAGCGGTTCGTTTAACAGGGCGTGCATGGTCGCCCATGCGATATCGGCGTGACTGGCTTCCTCGGTGCGGCTGGCCTCGTAGGTGGCGCTGCGCCCGCTGCTGGTCATGGTTTTGCGGATGGACATAAACGACTGCGTGACGTCGGTCGCCCCGGCGTCGTACTCCAGACAGCCACGGCGAATGGTGTCTTTTGCCTTGAGCACCATCGCGGTTTTCATTTCGGGTGTGTAACGGATGCCGCGTGCCGCCGGGTAGAATGAGCGCACCAACTGAAACACGCCGAGGCCGAGGCCGGTTGCGTCAATGCCGATGTATTCGACGTTGTATTTCTCGGTAAGCCCACGGATGCCCTCGGCCTGTGCGGCAAAGTCCATGCCCTTCCACTGGTGACGCTCCAGCATGCGGAACTTGCCACCCGAGACCACCGGTGGCGCGAGCACGACGCACCCTGCGCTGTCGCCGGTGTGTGACGGGTCGTAGCCAATCCAGACCGGGCGCGAGCCGAACGGATGGTCGGCGAACGGGGCAAAGTCCTCCCATTCTTCCATCACGTCGACCATGCAGCGCTGCAGCTCCTCGAACGGGAATACCGACGCTTTATCGTCGACAAACTCGCACATAAACAGGTTTTTAAAGTCCTCATCACTGTTTTCGCGTTTGAGCTGGTCGAGGTCGAACAGGGTGCAACCACCGGCAAGGGCATCCTCAATGGTGACAATCTGCCGCCACTGGCCATCGTCGCAGAACTGGCCACCGGCGAGCGCGCTGTGACTGATGTCGATTTCGATGCGGTCGGCAATCCGGCTGCGCCCCTTGTTGAACAGCTCGCCAGACCAGAAGGGGTAAGCGCCGTGCGCCAGCGTGGAAGGTGTCGAAAAGTAGGTTGATCGCAGGTGCTTCTGCGAGGCCATGCCCGACGCGACTTTGCGCAGCTTCTGAAAATTCGGGATCCAGAATATTTCATCGACATACAGGTCGCCGTTATGGCTCTGCGCGGTGTTGGAATTGGTACCGAGAAAAATCAGCTTTGCGCCGTTGTTGCCGATGACAATCGGGTCGCCGGTCAGGTCGACGTCGACCAGTCGCGCAAACTGGATGATGTATTCGCGAAACACGTAAGCCTGCGTTTTACTGGCCGACAGAAAGATTTGGTTATGGCCGGTCTTGAGCGCGCGCAGCAGTGCCTCGCGGGAAAAATAGAACGTCGCGCCAATCTGTCGGGATTTGAGAATGTCGCGAATACGGTGTTCCAGCCCTGCGCGGTACCACTGCAACTGGTACTCGAAAGACTGGTCGAAAAATAATTCCTCCAGTTTCTCAATAGCCTCGTCGCTGAAAAAGTTCTTTTTCGGCTTCTTACGCTCGCCCTTGTTGCGGTTGGCGACATTGGGGTTAAGGTCGACCTCGTTGCCGGTCTGGCTGTAGCGGTTAACGCGCGCCAGCCGCTCAATCTGCCGTCCGAGCAGGTCAATCTCTTTGAAGTCGCCACCTGACTTTTGCGGCTTGGCGATGAGCTGAATCAGGCGCGCCTCAAGGCTGCTTTCAACGCGGGAAATCGGTGCGATGCCGTCCCAGCCGTCGCGCTGCTTCCAGCTCTGCACGGTCGGGCGCTTGACCTGCAGAATTTCGGCAATCTGTGGCACGGAAAAACCCTGCCAGTAAAGCAGCGATGCCTGCCGTCGCGGGTCATGCAACAAGGTTGTATCGGTGGAAATGGTCATTGATGCCTCGCCGTAGTGGATTCAGGGCAAGGCTACTTAATGGCCGTCAGTGATTCGCTAAGGTGCTGTTGTGTGGGCGGTTGTCCAGTCGTCATTGGTAGTCTGGCGTGTCCTGAGTCTGGAAACTGGCGGTGACCAGTAACCCCAACCTCAGGACTCCTGACAATGGCAAAAAAAGTCTCAAAGTTCTTTCGCATCGGCGTCGAGGGTGATACCTGCGACGGGCGCATTATCAGCGCCAGCGATATTCAGGAAATGGCCGAAACCTACGACCCGCGCGTCTACGGTTGCCGTATCAACCTTGAACACCTGCGCGGCCTGCTGCCAGATGGCGTATTCAAGCGTTATGGCGATGTGGTCGAACTGAAAGCCGAGAAGATTGACGACGATTCTGCGCTTAACGGCAAATGGGCGTTGTTCGCTAAAATCACCCCGACCGATGACCTTATCGCGATGAATAAAGCCGCGCAGAAGGTCTACACCTCAATGGAAATTCAGCCGAATTTTGCCAATACCGGCAAATGCTACCTCGTCGGCCTTGCGGTCACCGATGACCCGGCGAGCCTCGGCACTGAATACCTCGAATTCTGCCGCAACGCGAAGCACAACCCTCTGCAGCGCTTTAAGGCCAACCCTGAAAACGTCTTTTCCGCTGCCACGCTGGCCGAGCTGGAATTTGAAGACGTTCCCGACACGGTGCTAAACAGCCTGGCTGATAAGGTGAAAGCCATTTTCAGCCGTAAGCAGGTCAGCGACGATGCGCGCCTGAATGATGTGCATGAAGCGGTGACCACCGTCAGCGAGCATGTGCAGACCAATCTGACCGCGCAGGATAAGCGCATTTCCGATATGGAAACCGCGTTTGCCACTTTCAAACAGGAACTGACCGGCAAGGTTGACGAAACCAGCCAGGCATTTTCCGCCCTGAAAACCACCCTCGACAAAACCGAAAGTTTCAGCCAGCCGCGACGCACAAAAGCCAGCGGCGGTGGCGGTGATGAGCTGCTGACAGACTGCTGATAAACCGCAGACCGAAACCGGGCGGCAACCCCGCCCGATGCTGTGACTAACCGATTAATTCAAACAGGAAATACTATGCGTCAGGAAACCCGTTTTAAGTTCAATGCCTATCTGACCCAGCTCGCCAAACTGAACGGCATCAGCGTTGATGACGTCAGCAAAAAATTCACCGTCGAGCCGTCCGTCACGCAAACGCTGATGAACACCGTGCAGGCGTCATCCGCATTTTTGCAGATGATTAACATTCTGCCGGTCGCAGAAATGAAGGGCGAGAAAATCGGCGTCGGTGTGACCGGCACCATCGCCAGCACGACCGACACCTCGGGTGACAAAGAGCGCCAGACCGCAGATTTCACCGCGCTTGAGTCCAACAAGTACGAGTGCAATCAGATTAACTTTGACTTCCACCTGACCTATAAACGCCTCGACCTGTGGGCGCGTTTTCAGGACTTCCAGCGCCGCATCCGCGACGCCATTGTCCAGCGTCAGGCACTGGATTTCATCATGGCCGGTTTCAACGGTACCACCCGCGCTGATACCTCAGACCGCAGCAAAAACCCGATGCTGCAGGATGTGGCCGTCGGCTGGCTGCAGAAGTACCGCAACGAAGCTCCTGCCCGCGTGATGAGCAACATCACCGACGCTGACGGTAAGGTCGTTTCGGCGGTGATTCGTGTCGGTAAGAACGGCGACTATGAGAACCTCGACGCGCTGGTGATGGATGGTACCAACACCCTGATTGACGAGATTTATCAGGATGACCCGAAACTCGTTGCCATCGTTGGCCGTAAGCTGCTGGCTGACAAATATTTCCCGCTGGTCAACAAACAGCAGGAAAACACCGAGTCGCTCGCGGCGGATATCATCATCAGCCAGAAGCGCATCGGCAACCTGCCAGCCGTGCGCGTGCCGTACTTCCCGGCGAATGCGGTGTTCGTGACCACGCTGGAAAACCTCTCTATCTACTTCATGGATGAGAGCCACCGCCGCAGCATTGATGAGAACCCGAAAAAAGACCGCGTGGAAAACTACGAGTCGATGAACATCGACTATGTGGTCGAGGCGTATGCCGCCGGGTGCCTGCTGGAAAACATCACCCTCGGCGATTTCACCGCACCTGCAGCACCGGAAAGCGGAGCCTAAACCATGACGAGCCCCGCACAGCGTCACATGATGCGGGTCTCGGCCTCTCAAGCCGCGCAGCGGGAACAAGCCCCGCTGCGCCATGCAACCGCCTACGAGCAGATGCTGGTAAAGCTGGCCGATGACCGTCGCACGTTAAAAACCATCCGTTCAAACGAACTGAAAGCCGCGAAAAAGCGCGAGCTGTTGCCGTTCTATGCGCCGTGGGTCGCCGGTGTGCTGGCTGATGGCCGTGGTGCGCAGGATGACATTGTCATGACAGTCATGCTGTGGCGTCTCGATGCCGGTGATATCGCTGGCGCGCTGGAAATTGCGCCCTACGCGCTGAAATACGGCCTCACCTCTGACCATCGCCGAACCACGCCTTACATGCTGGTTGAGGAGGTGGCACTTGCCGCGCTGCGCCTGCGCGATGCCGGTGAGCCTGTCGACCTCGCATTACTGCTGACCACCCTCAGCCTGACCGACGGTGCTGACGTTCCCGATATGGTGCGCGCTCGTCTGCATAAGGTGACTGGCCTGACCCTGCGCGATGCCGGTCAGGACGCCGAAGCGCTGGCGCAGTTTCAGCGCGCAATGCAGCTCGACCGCAATGCCGGTGTGCGCAAAGAGATTGAGCGACTGGAGCGGGCATTGAAGCCTAAGCCCGATGCCGCGCCACGTAAAACGACTAAACCGCGCACGCGCAAACCTGCCACCAGACCGGCGGCAAAGCGCGGGCGTCCACCAAAGGCGGTAAAAACCGCCGGTTAACTGAACGCTCCCCGAGCCGGGCGGCACGCCGGTCAAAGCGGGTTTTGACCCTGACGGCGACCGGAGTCCACCGCCCAACCTAATGAGGTTGTCATGACGACAGTAATACTGAATCAGCCCGACGAACCGCAGGACGTACCGGGCGTGGTGATTCCCGCACCGGAGACGGGCGACGCAGTGATTAAAAACACGTTCTTTTTCCCTGATGTGGATCCGAAGCGGGTGCGCGAGCTGATGCGCCTTGAGCAGACGGTTTCCGATGCGCGCCTACGCAACGCCATCAAGACCGGCATGGCGGAAACCAATGCAGAGCTTTACGACTACCGGCTGCGCCAGATTGCCGCCGGGTTTAAGACACTGGCCGACGTGCCTGACGCCGAGGAAATCGACGGCGAGAATGTGCGTGTTTTCCACTACCTGAGCGCCGTGACGGCGATGGCGACAGCCACCCTGTATGAGCGTTATCGCGGGGTTGAGGCCACCGGCAAGGGTGACAAAAAAGCCGACAGCGTCGAAACCACGATTGATGACCTGTGGCGGGATATGCGCTGGTCGGTCTCGCGCCTGCAGGATAAGCCGCGCTGCATCGTGGGCCAGCTCTGATGAAAGTCTACGCGATGCAGGGCGATACCCTCGACGCGCTTTGCGTCCGGTATTACGGGCGCACTGAGGGCGTGGTCGAGACGGTGCTGCAGGCTAATCCCGGCCTGTCTGAGCTGGGCGTCATTCTGCCGCATGGCACGGCGATTGACCTGCCAGACGTTGAAACATCACCCACGGCGGAGACCCTGAACCTATGGGACTGAGTATGGAAAAAATCACCACGTTTATCGCCTACTGGCTGGCCGTTGGGCTGGCGTATTTCGGGGCAATGTCGCCAGAAAAACTGGCGCTGTATGTGGGTAGTCTGTGCGCCATTTTTACGGCGGCGGTGAATTTCTGGTACCGACGCAAAACCTTTCGTTACCTGACCGAAATGGGAATCGACAAAGGGGTGACCCGTGAGCTCAATCGTTAAACGTTGCAGTGTGGCCGCAGTGCTGGCGCTGGCGGCACTGATGCCTGATTTTCGTCTGCTGAATACCTCGCCTGACGGTCTGGCGCTGATTGCCGACCTCGAAGGGTGTCGCCTGACACCTTACCAGTGCAGCGCGGGCGTGTGGACGTCAGGCATCGGCCACACTGCAGGGGTGGTACCGAAACGCGATATCACTGAGCGCGAAGCGGCGACAAATCTGGTCGCCGACGTGCTGAATACTGAGCGCCGTCTCGCGGTCTGCGTGCCGGTCACCATGCCGCAGCCGGTTTACGACGCGCTGGTCAGTTTCTCTTTTAACGTCGGCACCGGCGCGGCCTGTCGCTCGACGCTGGTCTCTTACATCAAGCGTCATCAGTGGTGGCAGGCATGCGACCAGCTCACCCGTTGGGTGTACGTCAACGGGGAGCGTAGTACCGGCCTCGAAAATCGACGCCAGCGTGAGCGTGCTTACTGCCTGAAGGGGGTGAAATGAAAGTGTTAGCCGTGCTGTTAGTGTTGTCCGTGCTCGGGCTGCTGTGGTTGCGCCATGAGAACGGCAATTTAACCCGCTCCTTTGAGACAGCAAACCGCGTCGCGAGCGAACAAAAGACGACGATTGGCATGCTGAAAAATCAGCTCAGTGTTGCCGGTCAGATTGCCAGACGTAATGAATCTGCGCAGGTGGCACTGCGTGAACAGCTCGAAAAGGCTAGCGAGGAAGCCAGCCGCCGCGAGCAGACGATAACGAGGTTACTTAATGAAAATGAAGCCTTTCGCCGCTGGTATAACGCTGCTTTGCCTGATGTTGTGCGTCGGCTGCACACCCGCACCGCCTGTGCCAGCGCCGGTGATTGTGGTCAGCGGATGCCCGAGGGTGAGCCTTTGCCCGATGCCGGGAAGTGACCCGAAAACCAATGGCGACCTGAGCGCGGATATCCGCCGCCTTGAGGGCGCGCTGACCGCCTGCGCGCTGCAGGTTAAAACCGTCAAACACTGTCAGGATGAACTCGATGCAGAAGCACAAAAGCCTGCGCAAAGCGCTGATTAACGCCGTGCCGCAGCTCCGAAACAACCCCGATATGCTGCGCCTGTTTGCCGACAACGGCCATACCGATTCCCGACTGGCGAGCTCGCTGTCGTTTGAAAAGGTGTACGTGCTTAACGTGGTGGTGACCGACTTCACCGGCGACCTCGATTTGATATTCGTGCCGGTGCAGGCGTGGCTGCGTGAACATCAGCCGGACATTATGACCACCGACGACGGGCGGGAAAAAGGATTCACCTGGATTATTGATATCAATAACGACGATTCGCTCGATATCAGTATCAGCCTGAGGCTCACCGAGCGCACGCTTGTCAAAGAGGTCGACGGCGCGCTGCACGTCAGCTATGCCCCTGAGCCGCCACTGCCTGAGCCGGTGACGCGCCCGGTTGCTATGTATGCAAATGGTGAATTAGTGAGCCAGTGGGATGAGTGAATTAACCGCGCTGCAGGAACGCCTTGCCGGTCTGATTGCCAGCCTGTCACCGGTGGCGCGTCGGCAAATGGCGGCTGAGATTGCGAAAAAGCTGCGTACCAGTCAGCAACAGCGTATCAAGCGCCAGCAGGCACCCGACGGCACCCCGTATGCGGCGCGAAAGCGCCAGCCGGTGCGGAGCAAGAAAGGTCGGATTAAACGTGAAATGTTCGCCAAGCTGCGCACTAACCGCTTTATGAAAGCCAAAGGCAGCGACAGTGCGGCGGTGGTGGAGTTTACCGGCAAGGTGCAGCGCATGGCGCGGGTGCATCAGTACGGGCTCAAAGACCGGCCAAACCGCAACAGCCGGGATGTGCAGTACGAGGCGCGCCCGTTGCTCGGTTTCACCCGCGACGATGAGCAGATGATTGAAGACGTCATTATCAGGCACATCGGCAAATAAATATTGTGTGAGCCATCACCGGAGCCGCGTGAATTGGCGCGGCTCCAGACCAGAGGCATTCTTGCACTATGAATACGTTATCCACTCTACAGGAGCTCGCGCGCGCAATTCGCAACCTCATCCGCTCAGGTGTGGTGACTGAGGTCGATATTGTGCAGGGGCTGTGCCGTGTACAAAGCGGCGGGATCCAGACTACATGGCTGAACTGGCTGACTACCCGCGCCGGTCGTTCGCGTACATGGTGGGCTCCCTCGGTCGGTGAGCAGGTACTGCTGCTGGCGATTGGTGGCGAGCTTGATACCGCTTTCGTGCTGCCGGGGATTTTCTCAGACGATAACCCCGCCCCGTCTGCCTCGGCGGATGCGTGGCATGTGGTGTTCCCTGATGGCGCGGTTATGGAGTATGAGCCGGAAACCGGTGCGCTGACAGTCAGCGGCATCAAAACGGCCGACGTGACGGCATCGGAGTCCATCACCGCAACCGTGCCGCTGGTACTGGTGAAAGCCTCGACCAGTATCACCCTCGATACCCCGGAGGTGATTTGCACCAATAAGCTGACGACGGCGACGCTTGAGGTGCAGAAAGGCGGCAAGATGAACGGCAATATCGAACATTCCGGCGGGTCACTGTCGTCTAATGGCAAGGTACTCCACACCCATAAACACCCGGGCGACAGCGGCGGGCAAACGGGGGCACCGTTATGACGGCGCGCTATCAGGGTATGAACCGAAATACCGGCCTCGGCATCAGCGACACTGAGCACATCAGCCAGAGCATGCGCGACATACTGCTGACGCCGGTCGGCTCGCGGGTGATGCGTCGTGAATACGGCTCACTCCTGTCGGCGCTGATTGATATGCCGCAAAACCCGGCGCTCAGGCTGCAAATTATGGTGGCGTGCTATTCGGCAATCCAGAAGTGGGAGCCGCGCATCAGGCTTACCGCTATCAGCTTTAAGACCGGCGACGCTGGCGAGATGTATGTCGATATTACCGGGATGCGTACCGATACCGGTGCGTCAGTTTCAACCACTGTTTCACTGAGTTAAATCACTATGGCAAACGTTGACCTGAGTCAGTTACCCGTTCCCGACGTGGTTGAGGAACTGGACTATGAAACCATCCTTGCGGAACGCATTGCGACGCTGATTTCGCTCTATCCAGAAGACCAGCAGGAGGCCATTGCCCGGACGCTGGCACTTGAGTCGGAGCCGATTGTTAAGCTGCTGCAGGAAAACGCCTACCGTGAAGTTATCTGGCGTCAGCGGGTGAACGAAGCTGCGCAGGCGGTAACGCTGGCCTATTCCGCCGGTAACGACCTCGATGTTGTGGCCGGGAACAACAATACCGAGCGTCTGACCATCACCCCGGCGGATGACACCACCATCCCGCCGACACCTGCCGTTATGGAATCCGACACCGACCTGCGTCTGCGCACGCAACAGGCGTTTGAGGGTTTGAGCGTGGCGGGGCCGGTCGGCGCATATGAGTATCACGGTCGCAGCGCCGACGGGCGGGTCGCTGACGTTTCGGTCGCCAGTCCGTCGCCAGCCTGCGTGACGATTACCGTGCTATCGCGCGAGGGTGACGGCACTGCTAGCCCTGAACTACTGGCGATTGTTGATAAAGCGCTGAATGCCGAAGATGTGCGCCCGGTGGCCGACCGGGTGACTGTCCAGTCAGCCGAGATTGTGCCGTACCAGATTGACGCGACGCTCTACGTTTACCCCGGCCCCGAATCTGAACCCATCAGGCAGGCATCAGAGCAGAAGCTGCAGAGCTACATCAGCGCGCAGCACCGCATCGGGCGTGATATCCGGTTGTCAGCCATTTATGCGGCGCTGCATGTTGAAGGGGTGCAGCGTGTCGAGCTGGCATCACCGCAGGCTGATATTGTGCTGAGTAAGTCGCAGGCGTCGAACTGCACCGAGTACCAGATAACTATCGGGGGCTCGGATGAGTGACCGGCTGTTACCCGTTGGTTCATCACCGCTGGAGGTTGCCGCCGCTGCCGCGCTCTCTGAGATTCAGCGCGTGCCGGTACCGCTGCGCACTTTGTGGAACTGGCGCACCTGCCCGGTAAACCTGCTGCCGTATCTGGCGTGGGCGCTGTCGGTCGACAGGTGGGATGAGAAGTGGCCGGAGGCGACAAAGCGCAGCGTCTGTGCCTCCTCGTTTTTCGTCCATCAGCATAAAGGCACCATCAGCGCATTGCGTCGGGTGGTTGAGCCGCTCGGCTTTCTGATTGAGGTGCGCGAGTGGTGGCAGCTCGACGAGGAGCCCGGCACATTCCGCCTCGTTGTCGGCGTGCTCGATAGCGGCATTACTGACGAAATGTATCAGGAGCTTGAGCGCCTGATTGAAGACGCCAAACCGGCAAGTCGCCATCTGACCGGGCTGGCTATCAGTCTGAGCGCGACCGGCGAACTGTGTGTCGGCGCAGGATGCTATCACGGCGACGCGCTGACCGTTTACCCCTACACCCCAGAGGAAATTGTCGTCGGCGGTGAATATTACCCGGCCTCGGCCATCCATTTGATTGATAACCTGAGAGTGAATGCATGACCGCAAAATATCTTGCTATTCTGACCAATCAGGGCGCGGCGCGACTGGCGAACGCGGCGGCACTCGGTACTAAACTCAACCTGACGCAGATGGCCGTCGGTGATGCGAATGGTACGCTGCCAACTCCTGACCCGGCGCAGACGAAGCTCATTAACCAGAAGCGTATCGCACCGCTGAACCTGCTGACCGTTGACCCGGCCAATACCAGCCAGATTATTGCGGAACAGATTATTCCCGAGAATGAGGGTGGTTTCTGGATCCGCGAGATTGGTCTCTACGATGACGACGGCATTCTGATTGCCGTGGCGAACTGCCCTGAGACCTACAAGCCGCAACTGCAGGAGGGAAGCGGACGCACGCAGACCATTCGCATGATTCTGATTGTGTCAAGCACGTCGTCTATTACTCTGAAAATTGACCCGTCGGTTGTGCTGGCAACCCGAAAATATGCCGATGACAAGGCAATTGAGCTGAAACTGTATGTCGATGACTTGATGTCTAAACACCTTGCGGCGGCTGACCCGCATTCACAATATGCGACAAAGGACAGCCCGACATTTACCGGCAAGCCAAAAGCACCCACGCCGCCGGTCGTAGCAAATGATACACAAGTTGCTACAGCGGGGTTTGTGCAGGCGGTTATTGCCGCCCTTGTATCCGGGGAACTGGCGAATAAGCAGCCGCTGGATAAGACGCTAACAGACCTGTCAGGGAAAGATGTCGCCGCTATTCTCGAATACCTTGGTTTGGACCGATTTGTTCAGACCAAGGGAAATCCCAATATGCGTCTGGTTCTTGATGACGCATCCTGGTATGTCTATGACAGCGTTCTGAAGAAAAATATCGCGCTGGCTGTAAATATGGGTGGGACTGGAGCTCTGGATGCTGCTGGGGCCAGAACCAATTTGGGGTTGGGGAATTCGGCAACAAAAAATACAGGGACAACGCAAGGAACTGTGGCTGCGGGGGATGATTCACGTATCACCGGAGCATTGCAGAAAACAGGTGGTGACGTCACTGGTGCATTACGCAGAGTTGGTTCATATCCAAATATCCTGTTGACCGATTCCACAATGGATGATGCGACAATCGGTAAAACTGTTGGTATTGAGCAAAGTAAAGGACGGTTAACATTTTATTTGCGTTCTGGTGATGGCTCATCATCTTCCGGGCAAGTTCTTTTCAATATGCCAGATATAACAGGCTCAAAAACGCTAATCACTAAGGAAGAATGCGATGTTCGCTATCAACAGCAAACCCGACTGGGCGCAGAGTCACGCTACGGTGCTAATGATAACTATATAGCGGTCCCTGCTGGTTGTGTAATGACAGGGCTGGATGTTGGCGGTGGTCCATCATCAGAAACATTTATAGGCTACAGGCCTCTACAGGTCAACATTAACGACAGATGGGCAACAGTAAATCAATTGTAAGGCGCGAATATGAAAGATTTTAAATACTTCACCAGTTACTTGCCTGATGGTGACCGGTTACTTGAACTAATGCAGCATTTTTATCCCGAACAGGAATTTCAGAACGAAATTGATAGCCGGGTATTTGGGGGTATTCAGTTTTTACAATCTGCAGAAGGCGAGGACTGGTATTTATCATTAATTCAGTTTGAGGCTGAAACAGTAAAAATACAGTACAACGAAAGTGGCATTGTGACTGCAATGACAAATGATGCGTCGGGCCTGTGGCCATTTGGTTGTTCTGTTGTGGAACTACCTGTAAGTGCTGTTCCAGAAAATGCCAGGGCAGATGGCAAATGGCAATACCATGAAGGCGTAATCAGTCCTGTAGCAGAATAGGAACCTTTGAAAGAATGGCGGGCTGATGCCCGTCTTTTTATGATTTATTTATGTGTCATGCGCTACCCATCGCCGACAAATAGCTCCTCACCAGACCAGCCAGGACAATAACACTCGCCCACTAACCACGGAGTTAACCGGATGAGTGATTTTCACCACGGCGTGCAGGTGCTTGAGATTAACGACGGCACCCGCGTCATTTCCACTGTTGCAACCGCAATCGTCGGCATGGTCTGCACGGCCAGCGATGCAGATGCCGCGACATTTCCCCTCAACGAGCCGGTGCTGATTACCAATGTGCAGAGCGCCATTGCGAAAGCCGGTAAAAAAGGCACGCTGTCTGCCTCCCTGCAGGCTATCGCCGACCAGTCAAAACCAGTCACCGTTGTTGTGCGTGTTGCAGAAGGTACCGGAGACGACGCCGAAGCGCAGACCATTTCTAACATTATCGGCGGCACGGATGAGAACGGTAAATACACCGGTATCAAGGCGCTGTTGACTGCCGAAGCGGTCACCGGCGTTAAGCCGCGCATTCTCGGTGTGCCGGGTCTCGATACGCAGGAGGTTGCGACCGCACTTGCGTCGGTCTGTATCAGCCTGCGCGCGTTTGGTTACGTCAGCGCATGGGGTTGTAAGACCATTTCAGACGCCATTAAATACCGCGATAACTTCAGCCAGCGTGAGCTGATGGTCATCTGGCCTGATTTCCTCGCATGGGATACCACCGCGAACGCCACCGCGACGGCCTACGCCACTGCGCGCGCACTCGGCCTGCGTGCCTACATCGACCAGACTGTCGGCTGGCACAAAACCCTGTCTAACGTTGGCGTGCAGGGCGTCACTGGTATCAGCGCCTCAGTATTCTGGGATTTGCAGGCATCCGGCACCGATGCTGACCTGCTCAACGAGGCCGGGGTGACGACTCTGGTGCGCAAGGATGGTTTCCGCTTTTGGGGTAACCGCACCTGTTCTGATGACCCGCTTTTCCTGTTTGAGAACTACACCCGCACCGCGCAGGTGCTGGCCGACACGATGGCCGAGGCACACATGTGGGCGGTCGATAAGCCCATTACCGCATCGCTCATCCGTGACATTGTCGACGGCATTAATGCCAAATTCCGCGAGCTGAAATCAAATGGCTACATCGTGGACGGTGAATGCTGGTTCGACGAGGAATCGAACGACAAGGAAACCCTCAAGGCCGGGAAACTGTATATCGACTACGACTATACGCCGGTTCCACCACTGGAAAGCCTGACCCTGCGCCAGCGTATCACCGATAAATATCTGGTGAATCTGGCCGAATCGGTCAACAGCTAAGGAGCCTGAAATAACATGGCACTACCCCGCAAACTCAAATATCTGAACATATTCAATGACGGCCTGAGCTACATGGGCGTTGTTGAATCTGTGACCCTGCCGAAGCTGACCCGCAAGCTCGAAAACTATCGCGGCGGCGGTATGAATGGCGCGGCGGCGATTGACCTCGGTCTCGACGATGATGCGCTCACCGTCGAGTGGTCTGTCGGTGGCCTGCCTGATGTGGCGCTGTGGGCGCAGTATGCCGCGCCGGGCGCTGACGCTGTGCCGCTGCGTTTTGCTGGTTCTTACCAGCGCGACGACACCGGCGAAATCATCGCGGTCGAGGTGGTCATGCGTGGCCGTCATAAAGAAATCGACGGCGGCGAGAATAAGCAGGGTGAAAACACCTCGACCAAACTGTCGACCGTTTGCACCTACTACCGCCTCACGATTGATGGTAGCGACGTCATCGAAATCGACACCGTCAACATGGTCGAGAAGGTGAACGGCGTCGACCGTCTGGAACAGCACCGCCGCGCAATCGGGCTGTAATTCCCTGACCGGTCAGCACTGCTGGCCGGTTATTAATCCCCATTCAGAGCAGAGAAAACATCATGGCAAAAGCACCACGTAAAACCGCTGAATTTGTTGATACGGCTGGCAATGAAATTGACACCGTAAACCCGAACGTCGTGACCCTCGACAAGCCGATTAAGCGCGCCGGTCAGACGATTGATAAGGTCACCCTGATTGAGCCGAACGCCGGTACCCTGCGCGGTGTCAGTCTGGCAGCGGTGGCGCAGTCCGAAGTCGATGCGCTGATTAAAGTGCTGCCCCGCATGACCTATCCTGCACTCACGGCGCAGGAGCTTACCGCGATGAACCTGCCCGATATGCTGTCGCTGGCCGCTAAGGTGATTGGTTTTTTGTCACCGGCTTCGGCGGAATAGACTTTCCGCCCGACCTGTCGACCGATGACCTGATGGCGGATATTGCAGTGATATTTCACTGGTCGCCATCAGAGCTCTATTCCCTGAGCCTGACCGAGCTCATCACATGGCGCGAAAAAGCGCTACAGCGTAGCGGAAACCACAATGAGTAATAACCTGAGACTTGAGGTATTGCTGAAAGCGGTCGACCAGGCGACCCGGCCGCTTAAATCCATCCAGACCGCGAGTAAATCCCTCTCGGGCGATATTCGCAACACACAAAAAGGGCTGCGTGACCTGAATGGTCAGGCGTCGAAAATCGACGGCTTTCGTAAGGCAAGCGCGCAACTGGCCGTAACCAGCCAGTCGCTTGAGAAAGCGAAACGCGAAGCCGGTGAACTGGCGGTGCAGTTTAAAAATACCACCAGTCCGACCCGCGCGCAGGCGCAGGCACTCGAAGCGGCAAAGCGAGCCGCCTCCGAGCTGCAGACGAAATACAACAGTCTGAGAACGTCGGTACAGCGTCAGCGCTCCGAGCTGATGCAGGCCGGTATTAATACCCGCACCCTGTCTGCCGATGAGCGTCGGCTCAAAGCCTCCATCAGCGAAACGACGGCGCAGCTTAATCGACAGCGCGAGGCACTGGCGCGCGTCAGTGCGCAGCAGGCGAAATTAAGCCGGGTTAAAGCTCGATACCAGTCAGGCAAAGAGCTTGCCGGTAATGCGGCGGCGGCTGGTGCTGCAGGTGTTGGCATTGCAGCTGCGGGAACGATGGCCGGGGTAAAATTACTGATGCCCGGTTATGATTTTGCGCAGAAAAATTCCGAGCTGCAGGCCGTGCTCGGGGTCGATAAGCAGTCGCCAGAAATGCAGGCGCTACGCAAACAGGCGCGCCAGCTCGGCGACAATACTGCCGCCTCTGCCGATGATGCCGCCAGTGCGCAGATTATTATCGCAAAAGGTGGTGGTGACGCTGCTGCTATTCAGGCAACAACGCCAGTCACTCTGAATATGGCGCTTGCTAACCGCCGCACAATGGAAGAAAACGCCGCGCTGCTGATGGGTATGAAATCCGCTTTCCAGCTATCAAATGACAAGGTGGCACACATCGGCGACGTGTTGTCGACGGTGATGAATAAAACCGCCGCAGACTTTGACGGCCTGAGCGACTCGCTGACATATGTCGCGCCAGTGGCGAAAAACGCCGGGGTGAGCATCGAGCAGGCGGCGGCGATGGTCGGTGCGTTGCACGATGCCAAAATCACCGGCTCGATGGCAGGCACCGGAAGCCGTGCCGTGCTCAGCCGTTTACAGGCTCCGACCGGCAAGGCCTATGACGCCATCAAGGAGCTCGGCGTGAAAACGGCGGACAGCAAGGGTAACACCCGACCTATTTTCAGCATTTTGAAAGAAATGCAGGCGAGTTTTGAGAAAAACAAACTTGGTACTGGTCAGCGCTCTGAATACATGAAAGCCATTTTCGGCGAAGAGGCAAGCTCATCCGCGGCGGTCCTGATGACTGCCGCATCAACCGGCAAGCTCGACCAGCTAACCGCCACGCTCAAAGCCTCGGACGGAAAAACCGAGGAGCTGGTTAAGGTTATGCAGGATAACCTCGGCGGTGATTTTAAAGAGTTCCAGTCTGCTTATGAGGCGGTCGGTACCGACCTTTTTGACCAGCAAGAGGGCTCGCTGCGCAAACTCACTCAAACCGCCACACAATACGTACTAAAGCTCGACGGCTGGATCCAGAAAAACAAAGGGCTGGCGACCACTATCGGCATCATTGCCGGTGGCGCACTGGCGCTGATTGGCGTCATCGGCGGCATTGGCCTCGTTGCGTGGCCGGTTGTCATGGGAATTAACGCCATTATTGCCGCCGCTGGTTTTCTTGGTACAACTCTCGCGGCAATGGGTACTGCCGTTGTGTCTGCGCTTGGTGCTATTACATGGCCGATTGTGGCAATCGGTCTGGCAATTGTGGCCGGTGCGCTGCTTATCCGTAAATATTGGGAGCCCATTAGTGCATTTTTCTCGGGGGTGATTGAGGGCATTATGAGCGCCTTTGCACCTCTCGGGGAGATGTTCGAACCTCTGAAACCTCTATTTGACTGGTTGGGTGACAAACTGAAAGCGGCGTGGCAATGGTTTAAAGACCTTATCGAGCCGGTACATTCAACTAAAGAGACCCTTGATAGCTGTAAAAATGCCGGTGTGGCATTTGGTCAGGCGCTGGCGGATGCATTTATGGCACCGGTAAAAGTATTCAATAAGCTACGCAGCGGTGTTGACTGGCTTCTCGGTAAACTCGGTATCATCAATAAAGAATCGGAAAATCTCGACCAGACCGCCGCAAAAACTAATGCCGCGACTCAGGGTAATTCCTACATCCCGGCAACCAGCATATATGGCGGTTATCAGGCTTATCAGCCGGTTACCGCACCGGCTGGACGCTCTTACATTGACCAGAGCAAAAGCGAATACAACATCACTCTGCCGGGTGGTGTTGCGCCGGGGCATCAGCTTGACCGTCAGATGCGCGACACGCTCGAACAAATTGAGCGCGAGAAACGTGCGCGGCAGCGCGCCAATATGAGCCATGACTGAAGGAAGGTAAAACGATGATGCTTGCGCTTGGAATGTTTGTGTTTGAACGCCGAACCCTGCCTTATCAGTCGATGCAACATTCGAAAGATTACCGCTGGGCGTCTAATGACCGGGTCGGTAAACCGCCTGCGTATCAGTTTCTCGGCGAGGGGGAAACCTCCCGCCAGATTGCCGGTACGCTTTACCCTGCTATTACCGGCGGTCGTATATCCCTGCTGGCTGTCGAACTGATGGCCGATGAGGGCAGAGCGTGGCCGTTGATTGAGGGAACCGGCAACATTTTTGGGATGTATATCGTCGACAAGGTATCGACCACGCACACCGAGTTTTTCAGCGACGGCGCGGCCAGAAAGATTGATTTTACACTGTCATTAAAAAGGGTGGATGAATCACTGACGGCGATGTTTGGCGACCTGAATAAACAGGCCAGCGAGTTTCTCGGCTCTGCTGGTAATCTGGCCGATAAGCTGCAGGGCGCGCTCGGAGGGCTGACCGCATGATGACGAGCATGACCATTGACGCCGGTGCCAGCCTTGCACCGGCATTTATGCTGACACTGAACAGCCAGGACATTACCAGCAATTTTAGTGACCGGCTGATTTCTCTCACCATGACCGACAACAGGGGATTTGAGGCTGACCAGCTCGACATTGAGCTCGACGACACCGACGGCAAAGTCGAGTTACCCCTGCGCGGGGCGGTGTTAACTCTTTATCTCGGCTGGGAAGGTAGTGCATTGCTGGGTAAGGGGGATTTCACGGTCGATGAGATTGAGCACCGGGGCGCGCCTGATACCCTGACCATCCGCGCACGTAGTGCAGACTTTCGCGGAACGCTCAATTCACGGCGTGAAGAATCATGGCACGACACCACCCTCGGTGAGCTGGTCAGTACCATCGCAAAACGCAATAAACTGACGGCCAGCGTCGCGGACACGCTGAAAAAAATCCCGGTACCGCATATCGACCAGTCGCAGGAATCCGACGCCGTATTTCTGACCCGGCTGGCTGACCGCAACGGGGCGACAGTGTCAGTGAAAGCGGGGAAACTGCTATTTCTGAAAGCCGGTAGTGCGATGACGGCCAGCGGTAAGCCCATCCCGCAAATGGCGCTGACGCGCAGCGATGGCGACCGTCATCAGTTTGCCATTGCTGACCGTGGGGCTTATACCGGTGTAACAGCCAAATGGCTACACACCAAAGACCCGAAGCCGCAAAAGCAGAAAGTAACGCTAAAACGCAAGCCAAAAGAGAAGCACCTGCGCGCACTGGAACACCCGAAAGCAAAGCCGGTCAGCAAAAAGGCAAAGGCCAAAAAAGAGCAGGAAGCTCGCGAGGGTGAGTATATGGCAGGTGAGGCCGATAACGTGCTGGCGCTGACGACGGTCTACGCCTCAAAGTCGCAGGCAATGCGCGCCGCTCAGGCTAAGTGGGATAAGCTGCAGCGAGGTGTTGCGGAGTTTTCAATTACGCTAGCGCTTGGTAGGGCTGATTTATTCCCTGAGACACCGGTGCGTGTGTCGGGCTTTAAGCGCGTCATTGACGAGCAGGCATGGTTAATCAGTAAGGTGACTCACAGTCTGAATAATAGTGGATTCACGACGGGCTTAGAGCTTGAGGTTAAGCTCTCTGACGTAGAGTATAAAGCGGAAGATGATGATGGGTGATTTTGATTTATCTATTTGTTTTATAAAAACTTATTGAGTAAAATTAACACATCAGTCAAACCGTTGAGGTGCTTAATATGTTTCACTGCCCGTTATGCCAGCATGCAGCCCATGCACGTACAAGCCGTTACATGACCGATACGACAAAGGAGCGTTATCACCAGTGTCAGAACGTGAATTGTAGTGCCACGTTCATCACATTTGAGTCGGTGCAGCGTTACATTGTTAAGCCGGGTGAGGTTAATGCCGTCAGGCCTCATCCGTTGCCATCAGGTCAACAAACTATGTGGATGTAGTCACCAAAAAAGCCCCGCGATTGCGGGGTTTTACTTTATAAGGTTCGGCTATTTGCCAGTGTAAAGACGAGTTTTGGAAGAAAGCAGTACCAGTCCCGGTTTTTCCATTAGTGGGGCGATTTCATTACAGGTTTTCAGTGGGTCTGAAAACACATAGCCGATGGACTTATACTGGTTAACGATACTGAGTTCTTTAACCTCCTTGAGATATGAAGCGGGGGTATCATGCGTCCAAATTGGTGAGCAAACGCCAGACATAATTAAATTATTGTATGAGTCCGGTGTGATTTCTTTGCCCGGAAGTATCACCATGAGAGCATTGTTTTTAGTCGTGATTTCCATTGGTTGCCACGGCTTTAGCTGCTTTTGAAGTGTTTTTATGTCGTTAGCATCGGCATATGTGCTAACAGAGAGCAGGATAGCTGCTGCTGCAATTGTTGATTTGAGTTTTAGCATGGAACATCCTTATTAAACATTGGGTTAAAAGCTGTTTATAACCCCTGCGGGATGAAAAAACAAAGCCCCTGACGGGCAGGGGCTTATTAGTCGATGTGGACGCTATGTGGACAGCGTATGATATAAATCCATTTATATCATTATGTTAGGCGGTGTTTTCTGACACCATCCCTGTCTTCCCCCACATGATGTGGGGGTTTTTTTTGCCCAAATTAAATCGGATTACCAAAGATAAGCAGCTACTTACAGAAGATATTTGGAGCTTATAAACGCTTTTGTTATGCGTGATTGACCTCAATGTAACTGACTGCCTTTATGTAGAGCCGTGTAATCTGATAATAATGCTTAGCTTTTTCCTAAATCCAACACAGTACCATCATTGGTAATGATAAAGGTGTAGTAGCGGTTTTTTCCATTTAAGGTATAGCTTGCGCCATACACTAACCCTTTTTCTAAATTTACCGTAAAGCAGGTACTTGGGTAGGTGAGATACTTAAAATCGCCGACTAATAATTTTTTATATTCTCTACCATTAGTTGATAGAATATAGCGGGTTAATACATCATTTTTATCTATGGTAAAGCAAACGCGACTGCCATCTACGTAGATCGCCCGTCGTTCGCCGGACTCTGCACCCTCTCTACCTTTCCCTGGGCATCCGGCCAGAAATAAAAGTATAGGAAGAAAAAAGATCGACTTCTTCAT